TATAGGTGTCTTGTATTGTGCCAGAAGACCAGTTGGACGCTGGGATAAACAAAAGATTGCGTGGATCAGAAGTCTCAAAATCAACCTTGTCTCCCGTAAATAGGTTTTCTATTCCGTCTTTCGTTCCAACGCGATTAAGCACAGTACTGATGTCATCAGTATTGACTGATTCTTGAAGGTTGCCAAGAACAACTTCTGTTCCACGGCGCAGTCTTACGTTGCCTTGACTGCCAAGAAAAAAGGTCATTTTTAAGCAGGTAGACCTGCGTCAATAGCTTTAGTCAAGTTTCCGTCAACCGTAAAATTAATCGCGACTACAGTCAATTCTCCTGTCGAGACGGAAATACTAGCTGAAGTGATATAAGCGTCACATTTAAGGGAATCCTTTTCGTCTTTCCCAACGTTTAGTTGAAGTTGAACTCTGTCACCGCCGTTCACCGGGGCTTTATCACCAGCCTCTACGTTATCTGAGCCTGTTTTCATAATTTTATCTAATACTTGTGTAAATTCTTGATTAGGATTAAGAACTCTGTAATACATCAAGGTTGCACTGCCAGTAGACCCCATAACGCCAGGAACAAACGTGTTTGAGCCGCTAGAAATATCATTAGTGCTTAAAAGTTCTAAAGTAGTTTCAATTGACCAGTCGCGAATCTTAGCTATAGTAAATGTATTGACCATTAATGAACCTGTGCGTCCGGTGTAAAAGGCCATTAGTTCGCTGGGCTTAGGGCATTGCTTTCATACTAGCTTACCTCAAACTGGCTGGGCCTAAAGTCCGCAATCAAAGCACGGTCCTCATCGTCACATGGGTATTCGACGGCTCTTACAGTCACTTCGCCTTCTTCGTCTAGCTCTACTTCCGTAATCCTGAAGACACGTTTTTTCCCTGGATCAATTCCCATTACATACAAGCTTCCAGCCTTATTAGCAAGTGATGACGCCACTCCGTTTTGCACTGCTACTGAGTTCTTGGCAGACACCTTGCTAGCGTCTCGATCGTAAATCAAAAAGTTGTAATTGCTATTTCGAATGCCGTGCTGCAACGGCGAGTTTAATGCTCCGCCCGCACCAATAACACCAGAAGACTGCCTTTCCCACCTCGTCAGGCCAATATCGACATAGATAAACGCTCCAGGCTCAACCGGGTTGACTGATGGGAACGTCTTAAATTCGACACCTCGCCTGATAAATCTTCGTTGATTTACTAACATTTTGCCAAACAGAATTGCTTGTTGTCTTGTAGTAACGAAACCGCTTACGTCAAATGTTTCTTTAATAGCTGTTTCGCTTTCTGTATCTTTTCTTTTTACATCGACTGTTCTTTTACGCTGAAACACTGATTTTGTCGATTCTTCCCTGTAAACAATGCTTGCGATCAGATCCTGCGTACTAGCCCCATAATCTAAAAATTCTTCCTTATACGAATCTTCAAGGATATTTCCTGTGGTGAACAATGCTGAAATAGTTAAGGAGATAGGCCGACCGTCGTCGTCAGCTGCTTTTCCGTTGTTGCGTATAGGCAGTGCAGGGATAAGAGTCTCCTTGCCGTTCTTTCTCGCAAATTCAAGCAGGCTAAATGGAGCTGTACTTACCCAAAACTCGCGCCATGCAGAACTATCTGCAATAACGCCATCCATGAATAAGTTAACTGGGGAGCCTTCCTCTACAGGTAAATTATTGTTTTTGCAAAACAGCTTGGCTAGTTTTAAACTCTCTTGATCTAAAGCAGCCGCTGGGGCGTACTTGCCAATTCCGTTTTCTTTGTCCAAAACGGTGTCTACAAAAATGTCTGGAGCAAAGCTTGTGCTACCAGAAGACAACGCAGTGAAATCATTGACTTTATAACTTTGCTTGCCTTGTGTTACAAACGCAGACACGCTTCGTAAATCTTGAACGCTTTTCCCCGCAAACATGCTTAGGCCTAGCACTGACAATTTGTTATAAACACTCTCCGTGCTTTGTATTTGCTGCTCGCTTACAACCGTTAACGCTAATTCGGGTCCGTTTTCAAAACTAAACTGAACTTGCGTGTCAGTGTTAACCGAGAATACGTCCCACTCATTCGTAAGCTTAGGGCCACGCTCCTCAAGTGTTGGTAAGTTAGATTCTTTACCTTTGTACCAAACAACGCCGGCATCAGCAATATTGCTTGTGGACTGTACCTCTTCATGACTGTCTAAAAGAACAAGCCTTGTTTGACCGTTTAATTTAACTTCAGAGGCTACATCGTAAACAGGGTCAAGCTTGAAAACATACTTGTCACGGGTTGGTGCAAGAAAATTAAAATCGTTATACGCATCGCTTTCTGAGGATTGACGCAATACAAAAAGTGCTGGATGCACATTGTAATTTAGATCTACTGCTTTTTTGTACGAAAACCTGAAGAAGGCTTGTCGTCCATGGATGCCGTTGTCTCCAAAAGAGTATTTCTTAGACGCTTTGTTCTCGCCGTACTTTTTTTGACGCCCGGATATCCGTCTAAAAAGCTTTGATTTGATTGAGAATTTAGCTTGGTCAATTTCGCTTACTGTTTCGTAAGCAGCTGAATCTGCTTTAACCAAAGCCTTAACAAAAAAGTTATTGTCTGCCGAGGCCACACAATCTTCCCAGTCTTTTAAAAGGTCTTGGATGCGCTCGATAGTGTTTTGCTTTTTTGCGATTAAAGATTCAAACCCTAAAGCAATAGCAGCTTGACCGGGAATATCTGGAATTTTTGTATTGCCTGGCAAATTATCTTTTCGGTCTTCCATTTGATTTATTCCGCCAGAGCCGTAACGATTGCCGTTGATATCGGTAAAAGCATTGTCAGAATCTTGCAATTGTTTAATCAACCAAGACCTTTGGCGCTTAATAATTTGTTGCCGCTTGTTTTCAATCCTAGCGTCAATCTTGTTCAACCTTTGGGTTAATTTGTCTCTGCCTTTGTTCAAGACAAGACCTTCATTCCTCAAGTCTGCACTGTTTGGGAATTTCCTAGTCTTGCCTCCATCATTGTTAACAAAAGCATCTTTCTTTAGCTTGTCAGATTGTCTAAGGTTTTTGTTTATAGCTACTGTAGCGTTTTTTAGGTTGTTCTCTACTTTTTCCTTGTTGCTAGTTAGTTTTTTTAATTTTCCGAAAGCAAGTTGTCCGTCAAGCTCTGCATCAATCACAGCTTCCAAGGATACATTCTTAAAAGGAGAAATCTTGCCATTCCTGTCAGGGATTGTAAGTTTTATACCTGAATCATCGTAATCTCCATTTTGAATTTCTTGTATTAAATTATTTGCTTTCCTAATGTCGCTTTTTAGCTCATCTCCTAGTTTTTTGCTTGAGATAGTAGGCAGGTTAGCTAAAGCTTCAGTTTCTAAAAGCTTTGTATATTCTATTGAGCCTGCAGTGTCAATAACTATTCTTTTGCTTTCATCAAGTTCGTTTGTCCACCTAACTATGCGTGGGCTAGAGAAGTCATAGTCAAGTTTGCATTTGCCTACTGAAAACTTTTTATTTTCAAATTTAGTTTGGTTAAATTGCTTTTTGGCTTTTGCCTTAACCTCTTCTACTTGAGGGTCGTCAAGTTCATTTCCTTCGTCGTCAAAAAGAGGCAATTTAAGATCTTCAGGCGCTGCCTCAGTGTCATCAAACTTGTTTCTTAGTATTTTTATATGGCTTTCAAGTTTCTTCTTGCTGTCTTTTGCTTCCTGTATTGGGAGTTTTGTTTTGTAAGAAGCAGATGGGCACTTGCCCTGCTCTACGCATTCAAAAGTAGCGTTTACATCCCCACCGTCAGGATCTTTGTTATTTCCAAAACTAACTAATCTAAATTTTGCAGACCCCAACATGTAGGTGCTGCCAAAATCCAAAGCATTTACAGCCTGACGGCGAAAATTAAGAGCCAAAGGAACCGCTTCATCATCACCACCGCCTGTAAAACTTTTGCTTTCAAACCTGACTTTAATTTTACTGCCTTTTGTATATAAAAACTCAGGATTTGTCCAATCAAGAGCTTGTAGCGTAATTCCAATATCAGCAAACTGCTCTTCGCCTTCGCTGTCTCTTGTCGTCATTTCGACGTTGACAGGTATAGGATCGTAGATGCCCAGAGAAGAAGAGGTTGTAGGAGAATATGCTTGGCTAAAACCTTCTACCCCTTGCCTCTGTTTTACCCTTGGAGTTACGATTTGGCAAACCTGCTTGTCATTGCTGCGTAGCAAGCTGCTTGGATACACATCTCTGCTGCCCTCTATCAAATCATTAAAAATTGGTGGAGAGCCTTCTCCTAAATCTTTGTAGAAAAGAAATGTTGTTGATGGATCAAGTTGACCAATAGCAAGAGAACCAAAAGCAGTTCTTTTGCTGTCAATGTTTATTATTCGTGACGCTCCAAGCACAAGCAACAGCTGCATGAATTGCGCTGAACCAAAGTTTTCAACTGATGACCACACTAAAGAACCACTAACCCGGACACCTCCATCTGGGTTGTGGTTTTCCCTGTTGGTATAAACAAGGTTGACTGGATCGCCATAGGCAGCCAGTTCTGGAGCGCCATTAAAACCAAAAGAAGGCGAAAAACGTTGCTGCCTATTTCTTCGCTTGTTGTCAGCACCTAGATCAGGAATGTTTGGTTTAGGCGCCAGTAGTGCCGCCCCAACCTGAAACAAAATTCCAATGACTGTCAGGACTAAAGCTTGAGTTCCTGGATCAGCAGCTCTGACATCCAGCGCAGTACCAGCCTTCGGATCTTTATATTCCTCTTGTAGCGCAACAAATTCCAGATAGTCTTCTTTGCTGACCCCTAACGCTTCAATCAGCTGGTACTCGTAAGGCAGCAGTCTCCGATTCATCAGTTCAACCAGAAATAATTTGCGCTGACACGCTCAACTGGAATGCAAACAACACTC